CAAATGAACGTCAGCGTTCCAGTCTGTGCGAAGACTTGGGTATGAATTCAGCGATAAATCAATACTGGGTGGTGGGTATAAAAATCGCCACATCTGGTGAAGTGGATTCGTAAAATCGGGTTGAATGACCGGCCAGAAATTATCGGGATCACCTACATCGCGAATCGTGAATAACTCCTTCACAGGTCGCAGCGTTACATCGATCTGGAGCTGATTATACTGAAGACACACAAGTGGAAACGCCATCTTCGACGAAAGTGTAAACCACGCGTTAATCGGGATGTATATTTTACGCCCACGAATCGACGGTTCTGCGCCAGCGACGTTTGACGTGCGATAGGCGTTCGGATATTGATTCAGGCGAGCTCCAGAACAACCTGGATTGTATAATTCCGGAACATGACCCGTCATTTGATTGTATAACTCCCGCTTTGTAGCGTCGAGGTCGCGTTCCAAGATCGCCATGAGATTATTGCCGGTGAAACGCTGAAGTGTCATTCCACCAACCGAAATCACGATCTCCTTCACCATTTGTGTGCCGATATTTTCAATCCAACGAAACTCATATGGTGCCCACATATCCTGCAGACGCGCCGGTGGATGAATCGGACTCCAAATCGACGGCAGCGTTACACATATATACGTATCCATCAATAATTCCGCATATCTGGGTATATAAAAGGTGAATTTGGACTCTTCGGTCATACGTAACTTCTTCTGACCGTCGAAATCAACTCTAAACTTTTGAAGACCGAAATTCGTATATTTAAGATATGTGCTTTTAAAAAACGACTTTTTGGGGTTACCGTTGAGAATAACGTTCTGATTGCCTGTAGCGACCAAATTCAATAAACCACCAGTCATTTAGTATGTTATTTATTATGTTATAATAACTTTATATAAAAATCTTATTATTTTATTATATATAGTAAGAGGAATGAAAGAAAATCAAGTAGAATTCGTATTCATAGGTATTATAATTATCGTTTTCGCAACATGGAAGATATCAGAAATGATTAAAACAAGGTGCTATGAAACGAAAGCTCTTGGTAAAACAGGAGTAGCATCATCCGCCGCGCCATATCGCGAAGGGTTCGGCGTTGATGACGATCATCTCATGAAAAAAATCGCGAATTTAATCAAAACGCCCCAAACGCGGGTATTGTCTACAGAGAATTTTACTGTTGACACACCCGAGCATGAAATGACCGTTCATCAGCGTAAAAAGGCGGCCATGTCAATCGACACAAATACAGGTGGTAACGCGTCGTCATCGTCGTCGTCGCCTCCCCCGCCACCAGTCAACGCGCCTACCACTGATAAACCAATCAACGCGATAAAAGAAGGCCTCGAAAATCCGGATGAAAATACGAAGGCATCCATCGAAAAAAATATTACATCGATAAATCCACAAGACAATCAAAGTAAGTTCAAGTTACGGGATTATTATATCAAAGCCGCATACAACGCATTCAATCCTGACAAATTCAAGAACTCTACTGTAAGTATGGATGCGCTTCTTTACGTGATCGCACGCGGTTGTCGGTTTATTGACTTCGAGGTGTTTTCAGTTGATAATCAGCCAGTTATTGCGTCTTCATCGGTGAATTCATACAATTACAAAGAGACATACAATCATATTCCTGTGAGCGAGGCATTTGAAGTCTTAGGAAGCTACGTTTTTTCTGGAGCAAAATGCCCGAATCCAGGTGACCCCTTTATTATTCATATGCGTATCATGTCTCGTAACGTTACGATGTATGACAACCTCGCGAAAATAATCTCTCAAAGTAAGACTGTTGCGCGGAATTTATTAGGTCCGAAATATGGTCGTGAATACCAAACAAAGGATTTAGGAAACGAAAATTTGCTTGATTTCAAAGGCAAAATTATACTCATGGTAGACGGAACCAATCCGACGTATCGAAACACCAAATTATTCGAATTAATCAATATGAGTTCGAATTCATTATTTCTCTCGAAGTATACTTATTTTGGTGTGAAAAATGTCGGCGATCCACAAGCGTTCAAAGACGCGAATAAGAAAAATATGTGTCTGGTAGTTCCGGATAAGGGCGGTCGTCCTATCAACGATGGACACAACGGTCCATTTACATGGGGATGTCAAATCGCCACGATGTGTTTTCAAAAAGAGGCACGTGATGAAAAACTGAAAGCGTATGAAGACAAGTTTGCTTCAGTGGGGTATGCGTTCATATTAAAACCGGAAGATTTGCGGTATGTCCCGATTACGATTGCGCCGCCGGCACCACCCAACCCGAAATCATCAATGGAGGCTCGACCCGCGGAGGCGGCAGGTGGTGTCAAGATTACATTGTAATATCATTTGCGGAAGGTTGAATTATATTCTAATGATAATGTAGTATAGAATATAATGTCTGATTTATTGCTACACGGCGGTGCTCATCACGGCCACGACAAAACCGATCAAAAAATGTCCTTTGAAGAAAAAGAGCTTGAAATCCTCCGTGAAGCCGTAGATTTAGTTGAAAAACGGAAAGGCGCCGCTGTCATCCAAGATCCCAAGGTCCAAGACATCATCTCTATCGTCGAGAAATTCATCGCAGATAAAAAACTCGTATGTTATGGAGGAACAGCGATCAACAATATTCTGCCAGAGGACGCACAGTTTTATAATAAGGACATCGAGCTTCCAGATTATGACTTTTACTCGGACAAAGCTCTCGACCACGCGAAAGAGCTCGCAGATATTTACTATAAAGCCGGTTATGAAGACGTCGAAGCAAAATCCGGTGTTCATCATGGAACCTATAAAGTGTTCGTGAATTTTACGGGTATCGCGGATATTACACAGATGGAACCCGCGTTATTCAAGGCAATCTCTCGTGATGCCATTATTAAAAAGGGGATATCTTATGCTCCACCCGACTTTCTTCGTATGGCGATGTATCTCGAACTCTCGCGTCCGGATGGTGATGTTTCACGTTGGGAGAAAGTTCAGAAACGTCTTACCTTATTGAATACACATTTTCCGTTGAAAGGGTATAACTGCGATAAGATCGAATACCAACGAGGATTTCAAGGTGCGACTGATGCGAATACCGGTGAAATTAGTATTTCAAGAAAAAGGGGGGCGACAGCGACACAGACACGCTCGCGTTCGCGCTCGCGCTCTCGAACGGTAAAACGCGGCGGCAGTGGCGGCAGCGCAAAGGCACACAAACGTGAAGCAATACGAGAGATCATGAAAAAATATAAAGGTTTAGAGGCTTACATGAAACATTTATATCATGGCGTTCGGTCACATGAAGAGACGATCGGTGATTTTAAATACACTGTAGAACATGATAAATTGACCCATCGATATCGTTTAATTGCGACGTATGAGAGATTATTTGGAGATGATGACGACTATGTATTATATTCGATGAAAGCGAGAGATTTGGACGCGGATGCGACGCCGACGCCGACGCCGACGCCGACGAAGACGCGGTCACGCTCGCGCGAACGACAAGATAAATCGTCGCCAAATGAATACTCCGTAAATAAATCGCAGGTTTCATACAGTAGTCACCGAGAGAAAGAACTCGCAGAAACCGATATTTATAATATTGTCCGCGGTGTATTCATTAAAAACCGCGCGGTTTTCTTCGGCGGATACGCTAATATTTTATATTCACGGTATATGCCCAAACACCAGCGACGCATCGTCCAAAAAATCCCCGATTTCGATATTCTCTCGGAAAACCCGCGCGAACTTTGTGATGAAGTTGTCCGAGAGCTTACTGCGCATAAATACACTGACGTCAAATATACGAAACACGCTGGTGTCGGCGAAGTCATTTCAGAACATTATGACATTCGCGTCGGTGATGAAGTGATCGCCTTTTTATACAAACCTCTCGCATGTCATAGTTATAATACGATCCGGATAAACGGTGACGACGACGGCAGACATGGCCACGGCGAGTCTATTCGTATTGCGACGATCGATACGATGTTGAGCTTTTATTTGGCGTTCATCTACGCAGACCGTGTTTATTATGACATCAATCGCATTCTTTGTATGTCGCAGTTTCTATTCGACGTTCAGCAGCATAATCGATTGAAACAGACAGGTTTATTACGCCGTTTTAGTATTAATTGTTATGGCAAACAACCCACGTTGGAGTCGATGCGATTCGAGAAAACGGCGAAATACGAGGAATTGAAAGGGAAGCGTGACTCACATGAGTTCGAAGAATGGTTTTTGCGGTATGTTCCGTATGAGCACGCAAAGGCCGGAAGAGCGGTAGGGTCTTCAGCAAAGAAGACGCGGAAGGCACGAAAAACACAGAAGTAATGAAAGTCGCGTCACCTCAGTCCCTCTCCCAACTTCTTGAAAATCAAGGTAATTACGAAGAGTGTCCCCGCAAACATCGCACTCGTGGCGGTGAGACCCATGATTTTGAAATTACCGTCTTCGCCGAATAATGACGGTAGAAAATGGAGCAGTTGTGCGCGAAATACCGGCATCTGAAATATGAAATAGAGGACACCGACGAGAATTGGCATTTGAAGATCATAATAAATCGCCTCAATTGTGTCGATTTGATTGGATTGACGCGTATTCGCTCGGACGATATTTTCCATCGATGTATGGTCTTTGATATAGTCGGCGGATCCGCCGCCACTCATGCCCATACCCATACCCGACTGCGGCACATAATTCGGTCTGGATTGTTCATCATGTGTATAAACGTTTGGGGTCATCGGAATATCTCTCGTAGGTATCATCGTCATACCGTTGGCACTCGCTCGTTGGACGCCTTGGATGACTTCATTCATTACGTTGCCTGGGATTTGTTGCTGGTGTTGCGGTTGGTGTGCCGGTTGTCCGTCTATCATCGGCGAGTAGATGAGTGGTGCGCCACCACCACCTGCGTATCCAGAGCTCGGTGTTTGACTACTTAAAGGCAAGTCGTCGATACTGGTTGTGTCACTCATCGAAATAAGATGTCTAAATAACAAAAAATAAGAATATACATATGTAAAGAACGAAGACTTATAAACTGGACGCAGCACAATCTGCCTAAAACATCAACATGTCGTTGGCCGATGCCGATGCCGATGCCGATGCCGATGCCGATGTGCCACTACTACCTATAATCTTTGTCAATTCTTGCGTCAAATAATTGATTGTCATGGTTTTACTCGAGAGTTCCAGTTCCATCTTTCCGATCATTATTTTTTGGGCGTGAACAACATCCCGGAGTTTTTGATTTTCTGTAAAGAAATTTGACTTATTTGTGTTCAAGTCTTGAACCCATTTCTCGTGTGTTTTTGTTTTACAGTGTGCGGCAAATAATGGACCGGAGAGATACACTTTGTCTTTACGCGTTCCACATGGACAACGTAACCCATTCGCGAGTGCGTTTATATTGAATGACGGGATTTTGTCGATATAGTTGCCGTTCTCATCGATACTTGGGGAATATACGTCAGGTTCGGTTGCGAGTTCCATCGTGTCGTGTCGTGTCGTTATTGTATATTTGCTACAATAACGAAATAATCTAGATTCAATTTTTATTTGAGACGCACCTCTTTCTTTCCAGCTTCACACTTGACCGCTTTCGTCTTATATTCGTAACACTTGTCATCTAACTTATACGTATCTTTCTCTAAATCCTTGAGTGGAGGCGCGCGAAACTGGATACATGACCGATCCTTACACACTTTACGAAAAAGCGAAGCGATGCCTAGACCAAGAACAATCGATATAATAATACGTCCTGTTTCTGTATGAAGTAGACGTTGAAACCCCATATTCTAGTACTGTTTTACTCTAATATATACGGATATAAATTAGAATTATATTCGAGTAAAATGTAACCAGATAGTTTATTCTATCCCATCGCCGGATTGAATGGCCGCGTTGATGATGGATTTCTGAAAATTCCACTACCTCCTCCTGTAGTAGGGGGTGCCATCAACTTCGCATCCGGTGAAGATGCGAGAACAGATAATCCTCTAGTGATCGAAGCTGTAGTTGTTGCGGTTGAACAGCAAGAACCAAAGACGTTGATTTTCCTACATACTTCAGGATTTGAAGCGCAAACAGAAAAGGATGCGATAACAGGGCAAGATTTCGAAGACATCATTGTATCAAAGAGTGATTGATTGGGGTTTCAAAGAGCGGTTATACTATATCGATCGAAATAGTTTTAACTCGATATCGGCTTCGGCTTCGGCTTCGGCTTCGCTACTGGACCGGTATTTTCTTCACCTGTCCCTTCGCCTTCGCGCAGCTCACCTCTTTCGCATCAAATGAGAAACAATTGTCGGCGTTGTCTTTAAATTGAAAATTGCGGATATTGTCGGGAGTCGGGTAAACATAAATAATCTTCGGGTTCGGAACCGAGATATAAACGTAAAAAAGTCCAACCGCTAGACTTACGATGAAAATAGGAAGAGAAATAAATTTAAATAAATTGAACATTCTTTCGTTGTCGTTAGTTATATTGTATTATATTATACTACGATAATTATACGCGGCGGGTGCGACGGCGAGACTTCGCAGCGGCGCGTTTTACTCTTTGTTGTCTAAATGTGGCGCGACTACGGGGGCGACCGCCACGATTAGGTTTTTTACCTTTGGAACTATCAAGTATTCCGTATATGTTATAGTTTTTGCCTGGCTTTTTTGGATCTGGTTCTGGATTTGGCATTATTGTAAATGTAGCACTATTTTCATCTGTATTATAATCAATACTGTAATTATTTTTGTCAACGAACATTTTTGAATCACTCCTCAAAAGGAAGTGTTTATATTCTTTCATGATTTCCATGGTTCCCATGGTTCCAACATTTGGTATTTCTTGACCGCTAGCTAGTTCTAGTTCTAAAATTGATGACCGTAATACATTATTAAAATCGTCTATTGTTAAGTTTTGTCCTTTTTTACTTTCCCATTTAACGTTACGCCCTTCAAAATCGAAAATACGGTTTATATTGTATATTCGTTCTTCTTTCGGAAAAAAAGCTTGTATACTCGTCATGTATTGTATTTATAATATAACTACAAAAAAACTTACCTCGGCACCCCCGCCACCGGTCCTATCGGACCTACCGGCTTACTCACAATCCGGTTATCCGCAATCCACTTCGGCATAATCACCGGCATATAAAGCTCGTTGTAACTATACCGCTTCTGCGACAGATTAAATTCTCCGTCATTATACATTTGAACGAGCGCACCATCCGCGTTTTCGGTTGTTTCTACTTGAGAATAAATATACTTCGTCTCTCGCAACTTCATAAACGCAGGCTCAATATCTTGTTGATAAAGGACAAGAATATCGTCGATAATACTTCGATTCTTCCATTCTGATTCCTTGAACTCCGTCATATATTCCTTAATCAGGGCGATCTTCTCGGAAATTACGCGACTATGTGTTTCCGTATCTTTACGCCGATCATCATTATCTGTTACACTCAGATAATACGTGCGAAATTCTGAATACATCTTCATCTGTTCCTGTAACTTATGTTGAACCGCATCAAATTGGTCTAAAAGTTCATCCTCGCTAATAAACTGGAATAAGAGGTCGAGTTTCATGCGGATGATTTCGTCCTTCGTTGCGCGAACTTCTTCGAGAGATTCGTTCATCAACGTTTCTAAACTTATGTATTTGCCGCGGGCGACTTCAATATGAAACCCACATGGTTGAGAGATATTCCCGCAGATCGCCTTAAGTTTACCATCGGTCTCGGTAAATATCGACCCTCCCTCTTGCTTACACACAATACACGATGGTTTAAT